CAGGCATCTAACCCCCGAAAGGAAATATCATGACCACCACATTCAAAATCACCAACACTGACCGCCACACCACCGATGGCTTTATTTTCTGCGTCCACTGGACAGCCTCACAAGTTGATGGCGACTTCTCTGCCTCGACATACAGCACAGCCAGCTTCACCAAAGAAGACGGTATCAACTACGTGCCGTATGAGTCGCTGACAGAAGCTGCTGTTGTTCAGTGGGTCAAGGCATCTTTAGGGTCTGAAGGCGTGGCTGCTGTGGACGCTGCTCTGGCGGCTAACATTGCTGACCAGAAGGCTCCTAAGACTGCTGCTGGCGTGCCCTGGTCGGCATGAGAGACTGGGCCGAAGCACTGATCGCCGCCGTGCTGATCGTCGGCTTGGTGCTTTGGTCTGTTCGCGTTATTTTTGAGGTGATTTATGGCTGATTTTTTGCCAGCGTTTGAGTCCATGATCCGGGACGAGGGCGGCTACATGCTGCACACCATCCCCGGTGATCGTGGCGGGCAGACCTACGCCGGAATCGCCCGCAACTTCAACCCGGGCTGGGAAGGCTGGGAGTTCGTGGACCGGGGCGAGACGCCGCCCACGCCCATGGTGCGCAACTGGTACCACACCAACTACTGGCTCCCGATCGCGGGCGACCACCTGATTCACCAGGCGGTGGCGTCGTCCATTTTCAACTTCGCCGTCAACTCCAGCGCCCCAGGCCGCCCCACCGTGGCCGTCAAGCTCGCGCAGCTGGTCGCCGGTGCCACGCCGGACGGCTCCCTCGGCTCTCGCTCTGTGGCGGCTCTCAACGCCATGGACCCGGAGAAGTTCGTCATGGCCTACGCCTTGGCCAAGATCGCCCGGTACCGGGACATCGTGACCCGCGACCGTACGCAGATTAAATTTCTGCTCGGCTGGATCAACCGCACACTGAAGGACGCCACATGAACTTTCTCGGCATCGGCACCGTCATCGAGTCCGTCGGCAAAGTGGCTGGCGACCTTATCACCACGGACAAAGAGCGCATGCAGCTGGAGCTGGAGGGCCGCAAGCTCGACCAAGCCATCGACCTCGCGCAGATCGGCGTGAACAACACCGAGGCCCAGCACACCAGCGTGTTCGTCGCAGGCTGGCGGCCCGCTATCGGCTGGGTCGGCGCTGCGGCCATGGCCTACCAGTTTTTGCTCTACCCGCTGCTCACCTGGGGATGGGCGCTGGCGCAGGCCAACGGCCACCTGCCCGCCGGGATGCAGCCGCCGCCCATGCTGGACGCAGACGCCCTGTGGGTAATCTTGTCGGGCATCCTGGGCATTGCTGGCATGCGCTCGTTTGAGAAGACCAAAGGGGTGGCGCGATGACGTTTGCCGCCTCGTGTGTTCCCGGGCATAATTCAGGCACCACGCGCCAGCTGGACCAGCGGCTTCATAACCAACTGGAGTCCCCATGTACACGATGACGTACAGCAGCTTGCTGGAAGATGTGCGCCGCTACCTTGAGCGGGGCTTTACCGCCGAGAGCGACCAGATCGTCTACGAGCAGCTGCCGCGCCTGGTCACACTGGGCGAGCGGCGTATCTCCCGCGAGCTCAAGATTCAGGGCTTCATTCGCGCCGTCCAAACTCCACTGCAAATTGGCGTGGCCACCTACCGCAAGCCCGACCGCTGGCGCGACACCGTGAGCATGACGGTCAACGGTTCTCCGATTTTCGCCCGCGCCTACGAGTACTGCCGCAACTACTGGCCCGATGAGGCCGAGACCGGTGCGCCGCAGTTTTACGCGGACTACGATTACAACCACTGGCTGATCACGCCGACGCCTGCAGCCGCCAGCACGCTGGAGGTGATGTACTACGAGCAGCCGCGTTTCTTGGGCGAGGACTTCCAGACCAACTGGCTGACCGAATACGCCCCCGACCTGCTGCTGTATGCCACGCTGCTTGAGGCCACGCCGTTCTTGAAGAAGGACGAGCGCATCGGCACTTGGCAGCAGATGTACGACCGCGCTGCCCAGGCGCTCAACGGCGAGGACCTGAAGAAGATCATGGACCGCAGCGCCCAAAGGACTGAAGCATGACCACATACACCGACGTTTTCGGTGGGGCAAACATCTACCCCAGCGAGATTGATTACAGCTCGACGGCCCTGGCCGCCGACATTACGCTGAGCTGGCCCGACGAGACCTCGACCAGCCAGAATCTGGCCACCAAGATCATGGACGTCATCCCGGCGTCTGCGGGCTTGGCGATCACGCTGCCACCGGCCAACAAAACCGGTACCGGCCAGACCATCTTGTTCAACAACAAGGGCGCGTCAACATTCACCGTCAAGGACGCCGCTGGCGTGCAGGTCGTGACTGTGGCCTCTGGCACGCTGTGGCAGATTTACCTCACCAACAACAGCACGGTGGCGGGCACCTGGGTGGCTCTGCAGTACGGCGCATCGACCTCGCAGGTCAACGCCTCCTCGCTGGCTGGCAACGGCATCGTGGCCACCGGCACGCTGCTCGCGCAGGCCGTCCCCGTCACCGAGTTCAACAGCAACTACACGGCAGGCGCTCAGGACCGGGCCCGCATGTTTGTGTGGACCGGCGCAGGCGGCACGCTCACACTGCCTGCGCCCACCACGGTTGGCGACAACTGGTTTTGCTACCTGCGCAACTCGGGTTCGGGCGCTATCGTGGCGGACCCGGCTGGCACGGTGCTGATCGACGGCGGCGCGACGCTGTCCTTCCAGCCAGGCGAGTCGGCCATCATTGTCTCGGATGGGGCCAACTACTACACGATCGGCTTTGGCCAGTCCGCCACTTTTGCCTTCGACTACACCTCGATCAACGTGGCAGGCTCGGGCGATTACACGCTGACCGGCACTGAGCTCAACCGCATCGCCTACGGCTTCACGGGCGTTTTGACCGGCAACCGCACGATCATCGTCCCGGCCACGGTTCAGCAGTATTGGGTCAACAACGAGACCACCGGCGCGTACAACTTCACCGTGAAGACAGCGGCTGGCGCTGGCGTCCTGATCGCATCCGGCTCGCGCTCGATCCTGTACTGCGACGGCACCGATGTGGTCAACGCCGACACCGGCGGCCTGGCTGTGCCCATTCAGGTGTCCGACGGCGGTACCGGCGCAACAACCGCAGGCTCGGCCCGCATCAACCTGGGCGCAACGGCTGTGGGCGACGCGGTGTTTACCGCAGCCGACGGCCCTGCAGCCTACGCAGCACTTGGCATCGCGCCCTCTGGCGTCGTGGTGGGCGGGACGTTCTAACCATGCCAACCCAAATCCTGCGCTCCCAGCCGGGCATCAAACGCGACGGCACCAAGTTCGAAGGCGACTTTTACGTTGACGGACAGTGGGTGCGTTTCCAGCGTGGCCTGCCGCGCAAGATTGGCGGCTACCGCTCGATCTCCAAGTACCTGACCGAGATTTCTCGGGGCTTCATGAGCTTCACCCAGCAACTGTTGCAGTATTGCCACAGTGGCGGCCCCAGCACGCTCGAGCGCTTCACGATTGACGCCAGCAAGAACGCTAGCCTGATTTCCAACCGCACCCCGGTGGCCGTGGCGGCAACAGGCACGGTGACGCTCACGGGCGGCGGCGCAGGCTCTGTGGACGGCATCACGGTTAACGGCGTGCAGATCATGTCGGGCGCGGTGGCGTTCACGATTGATCTTGCCACCACGGCAACGGCTGTGGCTACCAACATCAACCTGCACACCTCGACGCCCAACTACAGCGCCGTGGCTGTTGGCACGCTGATCACCATCACGGCGGTGACCGCAGGCGTGGCCACCAACGGCTATGTGGTCGCGGCGGCCACAACGGTCATCACAGCCACCGACACGGACATGGTGGGCGGCTCGGACGCGTTGACAGCCTCGGACGCCAACCGCTGGATGTTCCAGGCGGTCTACGACTCCTCGACCGCCTACAACGCGCTGCTCGCGCACGTCTCGCCCAACGGCCGATGCCTGTGCAACGACGTGGGTGGACAGATTTTCTATGGCGACCTTCTGGGCACCGCTGCTTTGAAAAGCGTGCAGCTTCCCGCTGGTGCCAACGCCACCGGCGGCATTGTGGCGCTGCACCCGTACCTGTTCTACTACGGCACGGCTGGCATCATCGGCTGGTCCGTGGCTGGCGAGCCCACAGACCTTACCGGCTCCGGCTCTGGCATCGCCCGGGTGTGGAGCCAAAAGATCGTCAAGGGCATGCCTTTGCGTGCAGGCGCTGGCTCGGCCCCTGCGGGCCTGTTTTGGGCCTACGACGCGGTGATTCGCGCCACCTTCACGGGCGGCTCGACGGTGTTCCAGTTCGACACAATTGCCACCGACACCTCCATCATGTCGGCCGACTCGGTGGTGGACTACGACGGCGTGTTTTTCTGGGCAGGCGTGGACCGCTTCTTTATGTTCAACGGCGTGGTGCGCGATGTGCCCAACCAGATGAACATCAACTACTTCCTCGAAGGCTTGAACCCCCAGCAGCACAGCAAGGTGTTTGCCTGGAAGGTGCCGCGCTTCGGCGAAATCTGGTGGGCCTACCCCAAGGGCGTCT